CGGAAGCCTGGCGAAGGATATCGTTACTGCGGCGCAGTTCACGATTTTCACGTTCCAGCTCTTTCAGACGCTGACGTTCAGCGGTGGTGAGCCCGCCATCACCGCCTCCGGTATCCCGCTCATGCTGGCGTACCCAGACACGCAGAGTCTCCGGTGTACAGTCAATCTTTGGGGCAATGGAACAAATTGCCGCCCACTGTGAGTCATATTCGCCCTGACTTTCCAGAACCATACGAATCGCCCTCTGACGGACTTCGGGGGAAAAACGAGTATTTTTAGTCATCCTGTTTACCTCTTTCTCAGGAAGTTTAGTCTCCAGGATTCCCGGGGCGGTTCACTTCCGCGCCACCAACTGCCTTTGTGAATTGCTTCGTCATATTCCCGGCGTCATTGAAAAAGCCAATGATGTCGCCATGATGTTTCTCAATCCAGGAACCAAAAGCCTTCATTCCGTCAATAACGTCAGGAGCAAATGCCATGGCTAAATTTTGCTTTAATCGGGAAAACTCTGAATCAAGTTGACCAAGAGTGGCGGCAACCTTTTCCTGCTCTTTTACCTGCTGTGCGGTAATACGGGATTTCTTTGTTTCTGAATCGACAAGCTGCTTAAGTTCCCCTGATTTTATTTTAGCGGCATCTGTCGGATCGAACCCTGCGGCCGCCATCACCTGCATCAGGTTTTCTTGAGAATGAGTCTTGCCATAGCGAGAAAACTCAGCAAGAGCCTTGTTTGGGTCACCGAGCTTATTGATATCTAATCCGGTACGAGCGCCAAGAACCAGCAAATTTTGGGCAGCGCCAGTAAGCCCTCCCATAACAGTTGGATCGGCAATATTTGCCAAAGCCATTCTGGCATTCCCAGAAGATGAAATGAACGAGTCACCGTTAAGACCAGCCTGCCGAAATCCCCGCTGAACACCAAACATCTTATTAACATCAGAGCCGAAAAACTTGGCCTGTTGACTGGCTCTCACAATTTCGTTGGCAGTAGATGTAAAAAGTTGCTTGATTCCATACAACCCGGCGCCGATTCCCAAAAATCCAGCGGCTGCTGTTGTCACGTTGCGGAAGGCTGAAACAGCGGTTTTACCGAACCTCTCCGTTTCCTGTCGCTGTTTTTCAAGTTCCTTTAGCCTTTCCTTCTCAGCCCTGGAAAGATCTTTGTTTAATTTACTAACTTCATCTTTTACTTTCCGTTTTCCATTCAGGAATTCATCGGCCTTAATTGTGACCTTGTAGGCCAACTCATTGATAATCATCGCTGCTCCTGATGTTTATTCCAGACCCGCTTGTTAAATGATTCCACCGAGATAATTTCCAGAAGGTTATACATATCACGAACAGATAACCGTTCCTGTAAATCGGTATAAGTGGCTTTTCCTGAACAGATAATGGCGTTCATTGATGGTGTGACGTTTACGGGGCTAACGAGTTTTGCCGGAAGAGTCTCCTCTTCCATGAACGGGTACTTCACTCTCCGGCGATCGTTAAAAAATCAAAATTGACTTTAAATACTTTATCCATTACCTGACGAATGGTTGATACCTCTTCAAAGTCGACAGGCTTCACGGTTCGCACCTGTCTGCTGCCTTCGTGTGTAATCACAATTTGCACAGTTGACATCAGGCGATCACGAAGTTTTCTGGCGACTTCCGGCGATGCAGCAGAAATAACATTCAGACCAAGGGTGGCAAGGCCAGCACACCCCATGGCAATCACATCAGCAGGAATACCAGAGAATCCCGATTCCCCCATGGAGCGGAACAAATCCTGTGCCAGTTCGTCGGCATCCCATGCCGACATCTCTGTGATAATGAACTCTTTCCCATTGTCGCGATTATCGTCTTCCACGATAAAGGGGATTTCTTTACGTGCCATCAGATAGTGCTCCGTGTTACAGACTCAAAGTGAAATACTGCCGGGCGTGGTTGCAGTACGCGACGACCCGGAGGGGTTGGAGTCCATGTATAAAGAACCCCGTTCACAAAATTCCACTTCGCGCCGAGAGCCGGAACTGTAAGCACCGCATTACACTGAAACGCTGAAATTGCGGTTCTCTCCGCTGCATACCAGTCATCAATCAGCGAGCCAGCATTGGATGTGGGCATCAGGTTGATGGTGAACTCTGTCGGGTTAAAGATAAAACCAGCATGGTATTTACCGTCCGCTGACATCATGTCTTCTTTGTTCTGTAGTGCGCCAGTTTCAAACATGTTATCAGCTGCGTAGTCGTCAACATCAAAACCGCCAGGGTAGTAAGCGGGTACGACGATTCGCAGCTTACTGTTTGCCGAGGTAATATCGATAGGCATGATTTATTCCCTTATAAAATCGCGGTTGAGGACATTGTGATGGACTGGATTAACTGACCATCGACATAATAGAAAATGACACCTTTCAGGTCGCGCTCAATGCGTGCAGAGCCTGACTGTGTCGGGATGTACAGGAACCAGCCCTGTGAATACAGCGTCGATGAGATATCTTTTCCAACAGTGTTATTCACAATTCTGGTTTGCGCATTATCAAGTTTCACGCCACGCTGAATAGCCCCGAAATTGAGAGCCTGTTCAGCAACATCAATAACAGCAGCAGAAACTGCGCCGTATCCTGTCTCATTGAACGGGTAAGACTGGTTATTGGTGAACAGGTTGGCAAAAGCACTAACCAGATTGGCATTAATCCATACCTGATTAATAAAACTGTCCAGCCATACAAACTTGCCAGTAATGGCACCATCAGATGCGTACTGCGCCATTGTTTTGTTCAGGCTGTATGAGCCGTAGAAGTTGTAACCGTTTGACTTCAGTGCCTGAGCGGTCGCCAGATCGCTTACGTTGGGTGCTAACCCTGAAAATCCACGGAACTTGAACGAGATACGCCCATTGGTGCGTGCAAAATCCACGGATGCAGCATATGCCAGTGCTGTAACGCTATACAGGTATGTTCCGTACACCGGAAAAATGTTCTCGTAGCCATTTGCCACAACCACTTTCTGCACAAAGCAATTGGCATTATTGGCTACCGTTCCTGCTGAAGTGGTGTCGTGAACAACATATCCAAACCGGTTTTTACTGCTGCTTGCCCATGCGCACAATTCTGTTTTCTGGTCATCGGTCAGTTCGACCAGCGAGTTAAATAGGATCCAGTTCTGGTTGACGTTGATGATGTTGTTCATCGTGTCTGTCAGAGTTACCGCATCAGAACCCGGTGATACAATCGCTGCGGAATCCTGCGTCAGTAATAACCCGGCAGCCAGAGCGCCAGCAGAGGCATAAGACACTTCACTCTCTGCGCCAGTAGTGGCAGAGCGAATGATGAATCGGTTAGCGATTGGCAACCATTCAACCACCACCTTGCTTGCACCAATTCCAACCTGCAACTTGGACGCAATGTCACTAAAACTTGTGGCTGTGGACAAATCAATTGATGTGCTGGTAGTCGACTCACCGTCAATGGAAAGGGTGATTGTTCCTGCTGGAATCGCTTTCAGTGTTGCCAGGGAAACACCTTTCAGGTTGCCGGACAGAAGATACCCAGCCACTGGTGAAGTAACAATACGATACATCAGCAGTTCACCAGGAATAACGGATGAGTTTTCGTATCCGTTAAAATACTGTTGTGCTGCGAGGAATTCTTTCGATTCACTCCCCATCAAAGCTGATACATCAGATGAGGAGTAATAAGATTGTACCGCGCCAACCGGGATAAGCTCGTTATCGGTCAACATCAGGCCGTTAGCATCAACCGCAGAACCGGCAGGCGTAACGACATTGGGCGTGATATTAAAATCTACAGATAAAGGGATTGTGCTCATGGGCGGTTATCCACCTGTTCAGTTGAAATTTCTGCTTTGTCGAAATAGTCCTGCTGGAACGACACGGTGATGTGTGCTTGCAGGGAAAGAGTTAACGTGTAACGCTCCTGCCACTGACTCTCGGCGTTGATCATCGGAGCCTGAATGGCAGGAGATGAGTAAAGCGGCGCAAGCCGTGCATCAATAGCCTTGATGATGTCGTAGCCATATCCACTGGTGAATGTTGTTTCCAGTGCAATAGCTCTATCCCCTGCCCCCTGACCATAGATATCTACCTGAATATCAGCCTGGCGAACTTCCGTATATCCCATGGTGCTTGTGTCCGGAGAGCCGGTATCTTGCTTAAGCTCTCTCGTCGTGGATAGTCTGGTGAATCGCAAAGGAGTCAGGATACAGAACTGATCTTTGGGCATTGGTACACGGTTAGCCTGAGCCTGCAGGCATTTACCAGCGATAGGTTCTATGTAGCCAGCAAGTACATCGATAATATTATCGACAGTGAAATCATTCATGGGCTTACCTGCAATACAGCAATCAGCCGGCACCATGAATCCCACAACTCTATTGGCTCAACAACAAGCCATTGCTCCCCGTTAATCACGAAGATATCTCCGCCCTGCTCTAGTTCTCGCTGAACACTGAAGTAATTACCATTGACGTAAATCACTTTTGCCAGCCCCTGAATATTCAGTCCATCGACGTGTTGCATGTCGCCGCGACTGATTGGCTGTAGTTGAATGGTAACGTGCTGGTCAGGGAGATAAGACGGAATCGGCTTGCGACCGGGGCCGATAGTTTCACCTGCATACTTTTTCAGGATTGCCGGGATGTTAGGGTTAATGCTTGTGATCGCGTCATTGGCTATCTGTCGAAGATTCAACTTCACCTACCTCATAATCAACAGCCCTTAACATGTCCCCGGTCCATATGAGAGGCTTGTTGTTGCTCATATCAACATCAACCTTTTTCACCGGACCGAAATAGCCCGGACCACCAAAAACATCTTCTCTGGCCTTCACTACATCCCACTTAGTCATTTCCGCCCTGTTATTAGGGAATCTACTTCTTAGAAGTACTGTTACCGGGCTTAATGGCGGCTCTTGAATAGTTCGAATGGATTCCTGAATGTCTGCTTTTATGATCTCGCCGATAAGATTCAGAACAGTATCCGTATCTCCGTCATGCGATTTCATGAGCTTTTCGACCTTTTCTGACCACTCTTCAGATTTAGAAGCTATAGCATTCCTGAAGAATAGCCTTGGCGGACTTCCACTTGCCGGGTTACCAAATTCGTTAGATGCTGCAACCATTGGCATAGAAGTACCATCCGGATAGGTGGCATCTTCAAGAAACCCGACCTTCAATTGCTTTGAGAACAACTCACTACCAACTGAATCAAGGAACTCCATCACCTTATCCATCAGTACCTCCGGTAATACCCATACGGGTAATTTGATGGAGAATGCCCGCTTATATACTGGAAGGTGCGAAACGGCGCCGTAGCATTCCAGTAATCAGCCCCGTACTTTGTTTGCATGTACCATGCTGAATTTGCTGTTCCCCCTGGCATATCGGCATGAACGCTAACCGAACCCTCTGAAGCACTGTCGATTCTTCCAACCAATCCGGATGGAGACTGCCCATTCGCTCCTGAATACAAACAGGCGATATGGGCAACCAGCATATTCAGCAGCATTGAGCGTACAGCCAAATCCGACACACGACTTGAGTCTGTGTTATCGAGATAAATGGTTGCTTGCGTGAAATACTGCTGAAGAAGTGCGTCGTCGACAGATGAGAATTCAGGATAGCGTAGCTTAAATGCAGAGGGGTCAAATATTACGACGCCCATTTGCTGCTCCCGCTATTTTTCGTCAGCCTTTTTTACGCCCGGAGCCGGATTTTCCGGGTCAAGGCCTTCGAGGCCAGTTTTTGATTCTTTCAGATCTTTACCCTGCGCATTCAGACTGCGAATATCTTTCTGAATGAAGATTGCATTGTTCTGAATATACGCGGCATCCTTATAGGTCTCGATGAACTTATCCATGAAGTCTTTCTCGACCATGGTAACTCCGAAAGCCCCCTCAGGAATTGCACCATCAAGACCACGGAGGGCAGTTGTTGCCGCCCCGTTAAGAATTACCGTTTTTCCATCCAGAGTTACCTGAAGGCCATTTGGCAATTTGCAGCCAACGCTTACCATTTCTGCCATGAATTAAACTCCCAACATGCTTGCAAATGCCAGCGGCTGGCGAATGATTGCGCCCCAGGTGCCACCGGTTTTCTTTTGTTTGTACGCGGACAGGTCAACAACAACCGGATGCGCACGCATTTTTTCGGTAAATGCGCAGTAGCCGGTGTCCTGACCATCCAAATCGTCGGCGATCAACTGAACCAGTTCGCCGGATTCGGTTTTGTACTCGACAGCAGTAACAACGCGCAGGTTCGGGAAGTTTTTCTTCAGCTGATCAGACACGTTGACGTTGTACATGTTGGTCTTGGTCAGATTTGCTTCTGACTCTGGACTCATCGCCAGCGTCATCTTGCTGTCTCGCTCAACGTACCCCTTGGTCTGCTTCACTAACTGCATGTAAAGCTCCTGGATATCGTCATACACCGCCTGACCGTCTTTGGTTGCCCAGGTGGTTCCGCCGCTCGCACCAGTTGCACCCGGGGTGATTGATGCCGGAAGGTTAGGGTCATTCAGAATGCCGTAGTTCTTCAGGCCAGCAACGCCGAAGAAGTAGGACTTGTTCTGAAACTTATTCAGGGTCAGCGCAGAAGCAGTATTCAGTTGTTGAGCCCATGCAATGCGGCCTTCACCGTAACGGTCAAGTTCCAGCTCACCCCACTGAGTAATGGTCTGGTACAGATAGGACTCACGAGCAACCCAGTTGACGTTAGCATTTACCTGCCCATTATTGTTGTAGTCACCATAACTGGAAACCTGACCCGTTGATTCCACAACCGGAAATTGTGCGGTCATGGTGGTCCAGTCTCCCTTCTTCGTTTCCCCCAGAATTTCCACCGCTTTCATCGGAGTGACAAGGATGCGAATCAGTTCCGGGTCAACGTAATTAGTGAAGTACCATGGAATGCCAGAGTTGCTGGTTGTTACCAGTGAAGGCTGAGAGTCCATTGCATAGGAATAGCTATTAGCAACAGCATCCGTCAGATAGGCTTTGGCTTCCGGAAGGATTACACCGTAATCTCGCTCAGCCATAGCTTTATGTTGTAAAAATTCTGCGTTATTCATGTATTAGCTCCAGGTGCCCATCTGAATCAATTCGCCAGCCTCGCCAGCACTGCCAACAACAAATTTTGTTTCAACGTAATCCGAGATTGACGCCCCGGCATCGCCAGCGGTAATGGTTCCATCTGACAGTTTGGCGAAAATCTTCTGCCCTACGGTTGCCGCACCGGCAGTTTTCACCCAGTAGTCGCCAGCAGTCATCAATGTCATCTGAACTCCAGGCTGAATAGTCATAGATGATTCACCAAGCCATGTGGTGACAGACGCCTGCCCTTCCCGATGAACGAAACCGGCAGGAGCACCGGTTCCAGTGTTATTGACAACACCATTGCTTACCCATGCAAAGCGACCAACAACAACCCCATTTGCACCGGCAACAAGAGCGCCCTCACCTGCAAGAAGACTTGCTTTAGGGTTAGCCGAAGCGAAATCCCCTTCAACCCCAGGCGCCTGTTGCTGATTAATTACACTTTGAAAGCCACTCATTTCTTAGCTCCGTTTCAGTTTAGTTGCGCCAGGAAATGCCTTGGCGAAAGAATTGGTTGCAGCAGAATCCATCCCCATACCATGAGATGGTTTGCGAACTACCGCTTTCTGGCTGATAGCAAATTCAACCATCGATTTAAGTGCTGAAGGATGAACGCCTTTATGTTCGGCACCGATTGAATCAAGAGCAAAGCGATAAATAGACTCTGCGGAATCCATAGCGACCAGACTCACATCACCAACCAAAGCACGAACACATTCTCGAGCCTCATTGGCTTGACGGATACGCCCCATCACATTCTCTTCAGCTTTTCGAATCAATGCGGCATCCATAGCTGCTTTATTCTCATCATCGTCTTCATCCTCGGCAGTCTTTTTATCCTTGCCGTCATCATCTTCGTCTTCCGCTTCTTTGCGGTCACGATCGCGATCCTTTCGCTCACGTTCTTCACGCTCTTTTAGTTCATCCTCTTCACGTTTCAGACGCTCTGCTTCTGACTCATTATCTCTCTCAGCCTGAGTGGCTTCGTCTTCAACAACCTTTTGCACTTTCTTTTCCACTTCTTCTGGCTTCTCATCACTTGCCAGCATCGGCGTGATAACTGCCATCAACTTTTTAGTAAGTTCTGACATTGATTTCATTCCTGTTGGTATTGAATCCCCGACAACAACGTCGGATCCGGCTCTTCCCTCTGTTACGAGAGCAACGTGGTTCCCGACGATATCGCGCATTACACCATCGTATGGCTGGCCTTCATGCACGCCGGGGGTCATGTCAGCTACATATCTGTAGGCCGACGAAAGTTCTTTCTTCTCGTCTGTCTCGATTCCAGCGATAGAATCTGCGTCCCATACGACAAGCGAGTTCTTGAGATAAGTCCCGTCAAACTCAGCATCAGTACCAGTAGAACCAACCACAGCCATCTTCTGAGGGTCTGCAGCAGTAACCGGAATGAACCGCCCCGGGAATCCTGGAGACTAAACTCCCTGAGAAAGAGGTAAACAGGATGACTAAAAATACTCGTTTTTCCCCCGAAGTCCGTCAGAGGGCGATTCGTATGGTTCTGGAAAGTCAGGGCGAATATGACTCACAGTGGGCGGCAATTTGTTCCATTGCCCCAAAGATTGACTGTACACCGGAGACTCTGCGTGTCTGGGTACGCCAGCATGAGCGGGATACCGGAGGCGGTGATGGCGGGCTCACCACCGCTGAACGTCAGCGTCTGAAAGAGCTGGAACGTGAAAATCGTGAACTGCGCCGCAGTAACGATATCCTTCGCCAGGCTTCCGCTTATTTTGCGAAG